CTCCATAATGTATGGGTTCACCTGAGTGTTCTGCTGAATGATATCGAGGATGGGCTTGGCTGCCATCTGGCCCTCAATCAAGTCCTGATACTTGCTGCGCTTAGATTGCGACAGGGCGTCCTGAGCGTAAGCCTTGACCTTGAAGATACGCTCGGACATGCCGTTGACGACGATGTCAACGAACTTCGGGAGGATAGGAACCGGGGTCCAATCCAAATTCAAATACGAAAGGTCACCGTCGATGGCGAGTTCGTTCTTGTACTTTCCGATGTTCTGCTCCCCACGGGCGTAGAGACGAAGGCGGTTGAAGTCGCGCCACTGATTGTAGAAGCGGCACTGGTTGCCGTCCTTCTTGAACCACTCGTACTGAATGGCTTGTCCGACCATAAGGCCGTACTCGTCCGATGCCTTCTCCGCGTCAGAAACGAACTGACTTGGGAAACCAGCAGTAGAGATGTTAACCTTAACGTCCTTCATTCAGCTCGCTCCTATAACCACGATTGTTATATCTCGGCAAGGTAATGCTTATTGAACTCTTCTTCTGTTCAGGCAGATAAAGGTGTTTTTGATTGGCCATAATCGCCAGCCCACTGCTAATCGTAGCGTCGAAAGCAGTACGCTTGCTGATGTCGAACCGAGCCCAATCTTCAAGGGTTCTGACGAACGGCATAGCCCCAATCTCACCGGGTTCACGGAAGGTTCCGTCTAAGTCGATGCCGACGTGCTTCTCGATGTAGCTCTCGATGGCGGCCGCGTGAGCCTGCTTGACGTCCTCGGAGCTGTTGGGGATGCCGCCCAGCTCGCGCTCGGTCTTACTGAGCTTATTGAAGTGCTTGTCCGGACGGTTCATACAGAACCCGCGATACCCACGGTTCTTGAAGTGGTACAACAGGCGCGGCTTGTTGTTCTCAATCAAGATGGGCATGCCATAGAAGACGCAAGCCATGAGCACCTCCTCGAAGAAAATCTCCGCCGTCTGCGGGCGGGCGACATACTCCAAGAAGAACTCGTTGGTAGGCGCGTCGTCCATGTGGAACTTGGTCATTCCGTGCAGAGCGCCATTAGAACCACCACCGCCAACAGTGCCACTAATGTCGTAGGAGTCACATCCAAAGGAACCGAGATGTTCATTGCCGGGATACTTAACGCCACGCTTGTCTATCCAACGATTTTGCATGCCCTTGGGTGGCGTCCAAGACACATTAAATCTGCCCCGCTTGTCGGGACTGAAGATGACTTTGCTGTCCTTGATTCCGTTCTGCCACTGGAACGAACCGCGAGTGAGGTAGTGCTCTTTGACAAGGCTGTCGGCGTAATCAATCTGCTGGTAAATCTTGGTCAGATTAAATAGGCTCTGCTTGCTTTCGTCCCGGAAGGCATGCGACTCGGTACGCGGAAACTGTCGGTAGAACTCGTTGAGGGCATCCGGGTCGTTCTTCATGCTCTCGACCTCCGCGTCCCAGTAGTCTACCGCGCCCCCCCGAATCTTCTCGCCGTCGACACCCATCACCGGCTTCTCCGGGGCGTGGAACACCGGGTGGCCGAACTCGTCGATGAAGCCTTCCATGTTGTACTCCATCGGGATGAAGAGGGAGTACATGCCGCTCTTGGTCTGTCCGTTGGCGTTGCGTACACGCGGGTCGGAATCCTCGTATAGCTTCTTAAAATTTGAGCCTCCCTTGGCGAGGGCGTTTGACGTCGAGCCCATAAGGCACTTGCCGATAATCTTGCTACCCAGACGCAGGCACGTCTTGGTGACTCGCCAGTTGTTGAGGATGTTGTTGGGCTTAATCCACTTTCCGCTCTCGTCGTGGACGAGGAGGAGGAGCTTCTCTCCGTCGTAGGAGTTGTCGTCGGTGTTCTTCCAGTCGATGGTCGTGTCCAGTCCGAAAATCTCTTCGTCCTCCACATCGTACATGTTCTTCTTTGTAATCTTCGCAGCAGGTATACGAAACGCCAGTTCCGTTTTCGGCTTATCCATGCCGTCCTGTATCGGTTTGAAGAAGAATGGAAGTCGGTTCGCGATGGGTACCACCTTGTCGGTGAACATCTTTTTCGCGTCGTTACCTGTCTTTGAGAGTATCCCAACTCGTGAGTCCTTGGCTAGAGTTCCTGTGTTGACGCACTCCGAAGACCCCATGAACGAAAAGCCCGAACGACGAATCTTCAGGTATACCATACCGAAGCTGCGGGGGTCCGCCTTGCACGCTTCCCAGAAGATAAAGAATATCCGATTGGCCTCGCGGTAGTCGGGGTACCCCACGTCGATGCTCGTCCACTGCAAGTACATGTAGTGGGCACCCGTGATGTACGTCGGAACGCCATTGTTGACGAACCAGTGGCCCTCCTCCCTCCGGTCGAACTCACTCTCGATATAGTCTACCCACTGCGCCTTGAACGCCTTGGGCATATCGTTCCATTGGAAGATGCTCTGGACGCGAGAGAGCGCCTTAGGCAGCTCTTCTCGGACCCACTTGTTCTTGCCCTTGGGCAGGTCCTTGGGCGCCAAGGGGAGCGCGATAACGAGGCCATTGACCTCGATGATGTCGCCAATCTGTCCCGACTTGGAGATGACGACCATGTCGTACTTCTCGTTGTACCCATACTGCCACGTCTTCGCGCGGTTCTTGTTGGATACCACACCCTTGGATACGTAGTCGTACCGAGTGGTATATAGCTTATCTGGAACGTCGCTCTGCAAACCCCACCTTCGTTTCTGTCTTGGTGGAGGTCGCCGCCAACTCCAACTCCTCCTCTTCGGAGTCGATGCGATTCAAGATTTCAAAGGCGTCCATGATGGCGAGCTTCTTCGTAGCCGCCGCATTCTTGAGCCTGTCCGCCGCAAGGTCGTCATCCTCACCCGGCTTCAGGATGTCCTCCTGAGCGACCTTGATGAGTTGCTCCACGGCCACGCGGCCGGCAGCGATGATGCGTTCCTTTAGCTTCCTTGAATCTTGCATGTGATTTGGTGGTCGAACATTCGGTACAGCTTCTCCCCGTCAATAATGAACTCGTACTCGCTTTCGGGTCTGAAGGTGACCGTGTCACCAGACTTGATTCCTTGCGCCATAAGATAATCATTTGGGTAACTCATTATACCCATCAGTGGCTCCTCTGTCAACGGCTTGAATATTGTTGACTCAACAGGGGGTACAGGCTTAACAAAACAAAACCTGCCGTGCGGATGCCAGTTTCCGTCCGAACGCCACATATAGAACTGGTCGAAGTCGACGAGAAAGAGGTCGTCTTTGAGAAAGCTCCTACCGCTTTGCCGGCGACCCTTCATATCGTTGTAGTACTTGAACACGTTGTGGTGTACAAGCAGAGTATCGCCAACGGCGATGGGGCCGTCGTAGCCCAAGGGTAGCGCAACTACCTCGCCCTCCCGATTGGAAAAGCGGTGGTCCTCCTCGTTCGCACTGACGATGAGGTCTCCTTTGGTATTTGCGTATCTCTCCCCCCTTACAATGAATTGCTCTACTGCCCTCAAAAGTTGATATTGTACTCTATTGAAATCGGCATGGGGGACGTGAACTCCTTCCAAAGAATCACCACGTCGTCCTGCTCAATGAAGATGAGGAAGTTGCCGTCTACGTATTTAATTAAATGCACATGGTGGGTGCCGCCAAGAACTGGCTGCCCCACCACGTAACACATCGAGTCCTTGTAGTTCGGACCCACACAAAGCTTGCGGATGTCTCTCACACCGTAATAATACGGTAGAGGAGGTCTAAATCAACGTCGCTATCCCCAACAGTGGAAGATGGGGCGCTGGTCGTCAACTTGACCGCACTGTTCTCCGAGATGAATCCACTAGCAATGGGAATCAGCGTAGAGAACACGTCGGTGCTTACGTTGACGACGGTATTCAGGATGGTCATCTGAGGGAGACCAGCTTGAACAATAAGTTGAAGCGGAGCGGTAAACGAATACGCCGTGGCGTTGAAGTCCATCTTGATGCTGGCAGAAACAATCTGGATAGCCTTACCGGCACCGGGAGCGTCAATGATATTGACTGCAACCGTATCCAAGTTGTTCATGTCGCCAGAACCTACGCGGACCGTAACGTTCTTCAGTCCGCCGCCGGCCAAGTCAGCAACACTCTGCGCCGTAAAGTTCTTAGTGGCGTTGGTGTCGCTACTATCGGTTCCGATAAGTAGGTCCCCCGCCGCCGGCTCAACCGCAGTGTATGTCGCAATCTTAGCCATTACTTCCGGCGGTCTCCGGTGATAGCGGTGATAAGAAGGTCGATGTAGCCAAAGACTTGATTGTCGCTTTCCGTCGGAGTGAGGTTCACAACAACCTTAGCAAAGGCCAGAG